CTACAACTGGCTTGAGAAGCTCGGACACTGAGGGGATGTGAATCCCCCCTAGTGTGTATTCGTGGATTGCGTCATTGTACTCAACCATTGCCTTTCTCCAACTTTTTGATTCTATCAACAACCGCATCCAACAATCTCTTGTCGTATTTCGGCAAACCCTTGAGCGTCAGCGCCTTCTTGTCGTTGTCGATAAGGTCGCAACCACGCACCATGGCTTCAACATCTGCCCGATATGCCTCAAGGTCGAACGCATTCTCGGTTGGTGGAAGGCTGCCCTTTGGCTCTCCGCTTCCCCAAGAAAATCGAACCTCGCCAGAACCGTCAACGATTTCCAGTTTGCAGATTTCCCGATTTTCGTTGCAAGCAATATCAGAGACATAGAAGGAGGTGTAGCATTTTCCATTGAACAACTCTCCGTTCTTGAGCTTCACAGCGATGACTGGAGAGGTGTACAACTCACGCCCGATTCCCCAGTTGAACCCCGCCCGTTTGAAAGCGTCAGAAGCCTCGCCCTTCGCTCTCTCGATGTTGCTCTCTGTCCCAACATCCTCTTTCTCTACCCATTGACCAGTTTCCTTGTCGTAAGCAGAGATAGTGCAGAACAAGTTCCCTCCAACTTCACGATACGACTTCTTCCAGCCCATCGGGGTAAATAGTTCATCAAGCAATGCCATGTCAACACGAGCATCTTTGTATAGCAACAAAAACACATTGCCGTTCTTGATTTGATTCTGCCGAACGCTGATTTCATCCTTTCTGAGTAACCTAATCTCTTTCATATAATTCCTCCTTCGTTATACTTATTCAATTCCAGATAGTAGTCATTCCAGAACTGTTCCCTGTCCTCTTCTGGTAGCGTCTCAGCGTACCTACAAGCCATTGCATAGCTAATTATGTACGGAATACTGAGAATTGCTATAAGAATGATTACAGCCACAATACAGCCTATTACAGTTAATATACTCATATGCTCTCCTTTGCATTACATAACCGCCCGAAGGCGGTTTTGTTGGTTTATAGATTTATTCCTCTAAGTGTCAGAATCTTTGCAAGGTGTCCATCATCTTCTGGGTTGTATTTTGCATAAAGGTTAGCGACATCTTTGCTTGCAAGTTCTCTTTTAATCTTATTAAGGTTGTTGTTGAATCTCACTACTAGGTCTTGGTAATTTGTCATTTCCGTATCTCCTTTTTGTTATACCTAATATTACACCACATAGTAGAACATGTCAAGCACAATAATGAAATATTTTACTATATTTTCACAGCAACAACCCATCAAATAAACTCGGAATATTTCTATTCAAGTCTACTCTCCACAAATTTATGTCATTACTCGCCTTGAACCCCACATGGTTAACCTTGCCCTTCTCCCATACGCCATAATTTACAAAACCAAGAGCTTTCCAGAACTTGTTTGATTCCAAATCTATCCTACACCGAAGCGTGAACCCCATGATGCAGAACTCTTCACAGAAACTCCTACCAACCTCTATCAAGGCTTGTCCGTAGTGTAATCTTCTTGCATCGTTGCGCACTGCTATCTGTTGAATCTTTGCATACCTATAAGCACCCCTCCCTGGCGTTATCAGTACGTAGCCTACAGCATCATTATTTGCCTCACAAATAAGGACAATGAAGTTGCGCTTACCACCCCATACATAATCCTCCCAAACTGTTTTCTGAATGAACCCAACAGCATAAGAGTTTTCCTTTTGCAACTTATCAACCAAGAGCATATCTTTGATAGTGCTGGTTCTTACGGATATGTCGCCTTTTTGGTATAAGATGTTTATAATCCCTGTTGAACAATCATACTTTCCATATGGCTTTCTAGTTGTTTCGTTTTCTTGTAGCCTCATTGAAATACTCCTTTTCTCTTTATACCTAATATTACACCCTATAGTAGAACCTGTCAATCACTTTCTACCATCTTTTTACAAAACTTTTCCATTGAGTATTCTGTAGTTGTGAACCAAGAATCCGTCACCATCTTCGAATACGTCTGCAAAGCCGTGGTTCCACCGATTCAACGGCATGTAGTCGCAATGCAGTTGGCACAGGCACCCGACTGACCAACACGTAGCCAGGTCGCCATTGATAGCAGTCTCGGAGTGCTCGGAGGTCTGGTGGAAATGAAAACACATTGCGTTCTTCTTCGCTCTGGTATACAGCCCACGTGCAGGATTAACAGGATTGCTGATTGCAAAGGTGTATTCGTGTCCGTGTATGATATGCAACTTCTTTGCGGTTATAACCCTTTTGTTGTCCACGTAATCTATCCAATCTTCCGTTGCCTCGATGAGATTTTGCAGGGTGATTTCATCAAGTCCGAACAGTGCTGGTGCATGTTCCTGAAGGTACTTCTCGTACCGCTCCTCGTGATTCCCCACCTTGTAAACTATCTTCGCTTCGGGGAATGCCTCGTGCAAGGAGCGGAGAAACCCTTTCATCATTGCGACTTCTGCTGGGAAGTCTCGGAATTTCGGGTTCTTGCTGAATCGTGAGAGTTGGTAGCAGTCCAGGCAATCTCCGGCTAATAAAATCGTCTTTGGTTGTATCTTGTAGCAATGGTCAATGAATAGCTGGATAGCTTGCTCGTCATGGTACGGCATATGCATATCACCGCAGACGGCTATGGGGAACTCGGTAATCCGATAAGGGGTGAAGTCTGACTGCTTGTCGGCCTTCGGGATAATCACACGTGGAATAATCTCTTTTGCATCTTTTCTATTTTTATCACCCAGTGCGCCTCGGTAATATCTCACAACACCCCTTGCGTGCTCCAAGTCTCGGAAACATTCTGGGTGGTCTGTTATCAATGCCCTTGCAATTTCTTTTGTAGCCGCTGTCTGAAACTTCTTGCAATACTCTTTCGCCAAAGTTCCAGTTATTTGTTTGTTGTTTCTCGCCATTATTTACTCCTTTTTTTATTGTAGCAGATTCTTCACTATCTGCAAGTGCATGGACAGCCAGCCAGTAACGATATCTTTGCTCTTCGGTCATTTTCACTCCTTTTTCAGTGAATGTAATGATTTACGCTGTCTATAATTTTCGCCTGTCAAGTCAATAACTTTTCCCTCCGATGCTACTCGGTCTAGAGCTGATTGACCAATAATTGCGGCAAATTCATCCGGCTTTGCATTGGTGATAAGTATGGTTGATCGCATATAGTTGTATCTCTCATTGATAAGAGAATACAGATACATAAACTCAGTTTGCGTACCTTGCGTCTTATCTATCTCATCAATAACAAGGAGCTGATAATTGCTATACCTATTCATGACATCTTCGGTAGTGCCATCTGAAAATGATTTTCGTATCTTGTTGAAGAAGTCAAAAGCAAGGACGTATCCAGCGTTTACCCCTTGCTCAACTTGGTTTCTACAAGTAGCAAAGGCGAGGTGTGTTTTTCCAGTTCCATTAGACCCATATATAACAGCACTTTTGCCAGTCTTGAGATATTCAACAACCGCCTTTTGCTTGCTGTTTGCACATTCAAAATTCTCAAAGGAGGATTCACGGAATCTGGGAGGAACAGAGTAGTACCACTTCTTTTTGAGTTCTTGCAATTGTTCTGCTTGTTGCTTCTCTTTCTCGGCTAGCTCAATTTCTCTTTGCTTTTTATCTTCTTCCTGTTCAATTATCACTCTCTCTTCATCAGTCAGAATCCTGCCATATTTTCCATCTCCATTTTCTCTCTATTCTCGATAATCCTACGCTTTATATTATCTAAATTAGTCTTAATATCGCTTTGCATAATAACTCCTATATAGTATCGTACTTTGATACGTCAACAGAGTATCCCTCTTTTGACCCAGCGTGCTTCTTTTCTACAGGCTTCTCATTCAGATACCCTTGGAATTTACTCGCATTGAAGAGCGTGGAAGGTCTTAGGTATTTCTCCCACTCTGTGCCTTTCCAAGTCTTTACCTTGTTGTCAATGACAGTGAAGAAGTCCTCTTTAGTGAATCCTTCTTCTAGTCTGGCTTGAATGAATCCCTTGTGAACTTTTGTTGCTTTGAATCTTGATGAAGTCTTTTCATTGAGGTAAGAGATTATTTCCTCGGAAACCTCACTATATATATTATCAGTACTTTGTTTATTAGTCCTTTGTGAAGAGTTAGTACTTAGTAGTTGCGGATTTTCCGATTTCGGGTTTTCCGATTTCGGGTTTTCCGACAGTCGGTTTTTCAGTGAGTCGGAGTTATCGATTGATTCAATGATTCTATAATCCCAACCTACATATCGACCTTTTTCATCCTTCTTTTTTTCCATCATGATATATCCAAGAGTTTCAAGCTCTTTGAAAGCCCTGTCTATTGCGTCCCTTCCTTCTGAAAAATGCTTGTACAACTCTGATTTATAAAGTTTCCAATCGTCTGGAAGCGTCATGATATAAGCGTAAATCCCTTTAGCCCTAGCAGACACATCAGACCTTCTAAATATCTCATTAGAAACGATCGTGTAGTTTTCAGTCTTATTCTTAACACGTTGTATTGTTTGTTGCATATTATTTCTCCATCTCTTTCTTGATAAGTTCTCTGAATGAATCATTATCAGTATACTTTGCAATATATTTACAAGCAATCTTATATGCTTCATGGGCTTCTTGTTCTGTTTTATAATGTCCTAGGAAAATCTTATTTTTATCTATTGCAATATGTGATTGCCAATCATTATGTCCTTTATGATAGCTTGCCCCAACCAATCTACCTGCTCTATGTTTTTTTCGGTTTTGATGATTTTCTCTGTGTGTTGTGAGACGTAAATTCTTTATATTATTATTAAGTTTATTGCCATCTATATGGTCAATCTCTAATCCTTGTGGTATGTCATTTCCTGTAGATAATACCCAAACTATATTATGATATTGTACCAGCCTGCCATTAAATCCGACTTGGCAGTATCCACGACCATTATTGCTTTTGTTTTCTACAACTGTCCATTTCCCATTTGTATAGCGGTAATTAATTCTTTCTAAATTACCATTCCTAATCCTGAATACTTTCTTTAATTCATCAACATTAATCGGTTTTCTCTTTGTCATAAAAAAAACTCCCCTACAAGTAGCCCCTGCTTCCGACCATCACAAATGCGAACAGGGTGCATTTTGCTTTGGACAAGGGCTACTTCTAAAGGAGTAACTCCTGTTCCTACACCAA